GCTAGGCTGTCAAATTAGTGTCGCAAGTGCCTTTGTTTCAAGGAGGGAAACTACAAAACCTCGTCGCAGGATCTCCCTGCGCACCATACGGTCACCTGCGGGGACTTAGTCCCAAACTATTCGCCGAGCATTGCAAGCCCGGCTTCAAACAAATCGGCTTCCTCGTCCCTGCGTCGCCGCAGTCCCCGAGACTCCGGCCAAAGTCGCTTCATTGCACGCAACTGGTCAGGGATGTGCTGCCACTCTTTCACGCGCATAAGGTCGCGGATGGTTGCCATCTCGATGCGCCTGTCGCCCACCAGCGATGGTCCACGGTTGAACACCAGCGAAACCAGCGCCGCCGCGCAGTCTCCCGGGAGATCCACGAGTTGCGGGTAAACTCGGAGCGTGCGTAGATACCAAGTCGGGAGCGTTGTCTCCTCAAACACGGCCAGAGCAGCAGACCACGGGATGATGAGGTGCCGGACATGTGGGAGAATCGTCCTGGCGTTCTCACCTTTCCTGCCAGAAACACCGACAAGTGCCGCCATGGTTTGCGCGTCCAGATGTTTTGCCCACGCTCTAGTAGTTTCGATGACAGGAGTGTGCCCCAAGTCCCAACCAATGCCTATCGTGACGCCAGATTCACCACCGGGCCATTCAGGATTGCGGTCGTACAAACTCTCCCCGCCCGTTTCCCAGCCGATAAGTGCCTTAATCCCCCGTGTGCTGATATTCATCGTCGTCGTCATCTTCTTGTGTTTCTGCTGTTTCTCCAGTCTCTTCCGAAAACCGCATCGCTTGGTACAGCCGCGCAAAAAGGCTGCCAGAGCCTGCTTCAAATGTTGTATAAGTGTCGGTGTCCGAGTCATGCGCAAGTATCTGGACGCAATCAAAATGCTCGCCAATTTCGGCAGCCATCCGCTCGATAAATTGCTGCTTTTCGTCTTGGGTCATTGCACAAAGTAGTGCTTTGCCAGCACTCGTTTGCCGTCGTCAGTCGTGGTCATATACCGAGCACTATTCCATTTCTTGGCAATTGCAAACCGGACGGCTTTGCAGCGCGGTATTTCCAGCATTTTCGCTAGTTGCGCGGGAGTATACCAGCCTGCCGGTGCAGGTTCGCCCAGCAACTCGGCCTTGAGCGCCGCGATTGCCGATTGCGTCAAACCGGAAGCCGAAATTGTTGATCTCTGGTCTCTTTTGCGAGCCATATAACAGTCTCTGTGTCTGAATATTCGCCCCACGCAAAGCCACGGCTCCAAGATGTAGTGGCACGCCGATTTGCGGCGTAGCCCATCTCGTCGATGTTACCAAGCCATCCCACACAGTACCCAGTTGGATGCGCTCTATTGCGTCCTTCGGCCTGCTGCACTCGGTGCAGGTGTGCGATCACCACTTTGTTTGCTGCGCCTTCGCAGATTGCTTCTGCATGATCCCGAACGGCGTTTTCATTGACCATATACCCATGCCCGAACAGCGCGTCACCGAACAACCTCCAGCCTCGCTGAAAATTGTAGTCCACAACCTGGCACCGCATCGATCGAGCTCGATCCTGAATCTGCGACATTACGCGAGCTGCCAGCGCGGCCACGATGGCGCGTGGAGACTCCATCAGCGTGTTTAGCCGAGCCTCGTGGTTGCCGAGAAAGTAGACCTGCGGTTCCAGTCTTGAAAGGAACGCGAGCCCGTCGTTTAAATCGGACTCTGGGTTCACGGCATCGTCCGCAGTACCGGCTGCACCAGCCCGTAGGCATGCAAGGTCGATTGCGTCGCCCAGATGGAGCGTGGTATGCGGTTTCCACCGCTTTTTAAAAGCCAGCACCTTGGCAAGCAAAGCCTGATCCGCGTGATGCCCGTGCGAGCACCCGACGGCAAGAAACCGCTTCCACGAGCGGACGATGTTTGCCATGCGGTTTAGACTCGCGCCAAGAATGTGGTGCCCGGTCCCGGCACGCGCGGAAGCCGTCCCTGCTCGTCGTAGATGCCCGAGTACGGGTTGATTTTGTCAGACGGCAGCCCAACGCCATCAATTCCCGCAGGTGGCAAAATGCGTTTGATCTTCGCGAGCACTTGCAGCCCTGCGGGAGGAGTCGCGCCAAGGTAGCGAGATTGCATCGCCGGGATCACCGGCACGGGAAGAACGGTCATTGCAGTGGTGCTTGCCCGCGCTCGTTACGAATGACATCGATCACGCCAAAGATGCCCATGACAGCAGTGCCAACTGCGCCACCGATGCCCGTTGAATAGAGCCCAAGTGCGGCCCCAAGCTTTGCGAGTCCCAGCCAAGTTGAAGGCTGTCGGACATAGGTTTTAAGCGTCTGTTTCATTGTCGTTTTGGTGGTTCAAAAGTCGTTCCCAGAGCGCTTTGCGGTCGGCCTCGCACTCCTTGATTTTGCCGTTAAGATACCACACGCCCGCAAGCGTAAGCGCCATGGAGAGCCCCTGCGCGGCTGCCTGCTGGGCGATTAGGTCGAGGAGTTGCGTCATTAGAAATAGGTGGTGATGATGACACAACCGGGTGCCCCGTTGCCTCCGTTGCCACCGTTGCCGGAGCCGATGGTTGCACCACCTCCACCTCCTCCATGGCCGTATCCGCTTCCGTTTGCGCCGTTGCCACCGCTCCCGTTGGCAAAAGTTGAAGCTCCACCTCCTCCTCCACCAGATCCATTCATCAGTAAAGATGGCACGCCAGATCTTGGAGTTGAAGGCGTTGCACTGCCACCGTTTGCAACGGTGCTTTGACCTCCAGCGGCTGAAAATAAATTGATGAACGGATTTACTGCTCCATTTCCACCGTTGAAAGGGGATGGAGCCGCAGAAATGCCACCGCCGCCACCGCCGCCACCCGGAGCGTTTGCAGAGCCTGAACCAGAAGCTGCTGTTGCGCTGATTGAAGTTCCTCCGCCAGCATTGCTGTTGGGTGCGCCTCCGCTGCCTGCTGCTGGTGCAGTAGTGCCGCCGTTTTGTCCCGGCAATCCGCCGGGATTACACCGAGCCAAAAACGCCGTAGGTGTTGCAGTTTGGGCAAAACCAGAGATGCCGCCAAGTTGCGCGGTGGACACCCCAAACACTGCACCTGCCCCTCCTGCGCCGACTGTAACATTGTAAGTTGTTGGTGCGTCAGCAAGTTCAGCCGCATTTAGTTGCGTGCGGCTGTATCCACCAGCGCCGCCACCTGTGCCCCCATAAATAGCAGTGCCGCTTGTGCCTTTGCCTCCAGCCCCACCGCCATTCCCGCCAGACACCATTTCAATTACAACTTGTTTTGCGCCTGTGGGTTTTGTCCAAGTAAACGCGCCTGCCGTTGAGTAAATGTCAACTTGCGTTTGATTAGCTTTTGCAGCCAGCGCATCAGTTAGCCCGTTAATCTTGCTCTGCGCAATAGCCGCGTCAGCCGCCACATCCGCATCCACCAGCAGACTCGCCGGTGATTGCAGCACGCCAGCCACATTTTTCCAAAGCCCTGTGCCTGCCACCAGCCCTAGAGATGTGTGCACATGGCTCGGCGTGTTGTTGCCAAACTCGCCCGTCACGCTATGCCCGTTGCCGGTTGCGTAGGCTTCGAGCGTCACAAATATGCGATCAGTCACCAGCATGGCAGTCTCTGGCACGAGCACAGAGATCCCGACAAGCGCGGATACTTCGCCGATAGTCACCGCTGCCGAGGTCGCCAGTAGCGTCGGTGCGTTGCTGCCGTCGTACTTGTAGACTTTTGCGCGGACGCTGTTGCTGTGGTTGTTGTCAGCAACGCCGTACATCCAAATGTTAAAGTCCCACAAGCCAGCAGGGATGTCAGTTGAGCCCGGATCTTGCGGCGTGGACTCGGACACAAACCCAGCAAACTGCGTCCATGTTGTCGGCGTCAGACTTCCGGTCGTCGCGGTTGTCTGCGCTGCATCTGCGCTGCGCCCGAGTTGTTTAGGAGTGCCTGGCAGGTTCGTTGTCGGCGCGTCGGCGTCGGTGCCCTGGTTGAGGTAATAAGTCAGCCCGTTCGCTCCACCGCCACCGCCGCCCGTCGAGGCTGCCGGTGCCCATTGCGAGCCGTCCCATGTCAGCACCTGCCCGCTAGTTGGTGCCGTGCCGGAGACTGCGGAGCCCTTGATTTTGTCCACGCTCGTCGAGTGCAGCCCGCCGGAGATGTCGCCGGATAGGATGGGAGAGTTTAAAGGCATAAATTATTGATACAAAGGAATATAATAACCTTCGTTTCCAAGATTAAAAAATTGCCACGCAACTGGAGTAACAGTATTATTTGGCGTTCCTCCAATTGAACCAAACCTAAAAAATGAAGGAATCCATTGATTTGGAAAATTTGTCCCATCCCACACTAAACAGCTCCCGTTTTGCGGAAGACCTGCTGCAATTGGATTATTTTGAATTGATGTAGCGTTATTTATCTCAGCAGGAGCCCAGTCCGTGCCGTTGTAGACCAGTCCCTGCCCACTAGTCGGCGCTGTGGTTGAGATGGCAACACCCTGAAGTGATGTTGCGTCGCCACTGCCGCCGCCGCCGGAACCGGCAACTAGCGCGCGAATGCTGATTAGTTCGCCAGCAACGGGAGCCTCTACAAAGGTGATAGTGCCGCCCGCCGTGTTGGTGATCGAGTACTTGCTCGGTGGCTGATCAATGCCGCCCACGCTGACGATGTACCCACCGTCCGCAGTTCCGTTGTAACCGGCAAAAGTGAACGCCGTGGTAGTGCCGTCGCCCGTGTGCTCGGTTGCCGTAGTGCCTGCGGCCACGGGCCCGTTAATGAGCATCACGGCGGAATCACCGCCGAGATACAGCTCGCCGTTGAGCGTGTTAACGGCAAGCTCTCCAACCTCAAGCGTCGTCGGATATCCCGACGCCCCAGAGCGTTTTTTGGGTATGATCGGGAATGCCATAGATTAGTAAGTACCAGCAGATGCGACTGTTGCGGTGCCGTCTCCGGCAATTTCGATGCTTGCGGAGGATTTAATGCCGCCCACAACCGTGGAGGTGCCGGGCATGATTTTGGCAGCGCCTGTGCCAGAAACGGAAAGCGAGTTGCTGGCAATTGGATCGACGCTAAGCACGCCCAATTGCGAAGTGCTGGCAATCTGGAGTTGAGCGGTCGAAAGGAACCCGCTCGCGGTCAATTCTGGCACCCCGCCGGGAGTGGCGAGTTGCGTCAATTGCGCCGTGCTCACCGCGCCGATGTTCGCAGGAGTCAGCGTGATGTTTCCGTTTACCGGAGTCTGATTATTGACGCTGATCACTTCGGACTTGGCCCCGTCAACGAAGTCCCATGTGCTGCCGTTAAAAACGATCCAGTCGCCAGCCTCCACGCGAGCCTGACCGTCAATCGTTGGCGAGAGAGTCGCGCTGTTGCTGGCGACATAGTAGTCGCCCTTGGCAGCCGTGCCGGAACCGACGACACCACCATCAGCGATCACCGGCGAAGTGTTGACCGTCCACGCGCCCTTGTAATTAACGCCGCCAATGATCGACGCGGGAAGCTGCGCCGTAGAGATTTTGCCGTCGCCACCGAGCTGCGGGATCAAGCCAGCGATCGCGGCGGTCGTCAGTGCGCCAATCTGCGCGGTCGTCAGGTTTGCGATCTGGTAACTCGAGATTAACCCCGCACTGGTCAACTGCGGAACTTTGTTGGCTTCAGCGAGCCGAGAGAGGTCGTTGGTCGTGAGCGCGTTTGCAGTCCCGCCAATCTCTACCACTCCAGAATTGCCCTTCATGTAGAGTTTGCCACTTTGCGTGTTGACGGCCAACTCTGCCAACTGCAAAGCGCCAGCCAACGGCGCGTCGGGCGAGGTGGTTACTGCGTTACGAATGGGTATAATTGGAAATGCCATGGTCGTGGTTTAGTAAGTGCCTGCTGTGAAATCTACCGGCAGCCATTGCGTGCCGTTGTACTGGAAGATTTGATTTGCCGTTGGTGCGGTTGCCGAAACGGGTTTGCCGCGAATTCCTGTGACGGTTGCAACGGTTCCACCGCCGCTTGTTGCCAACGAGAGATCGCCGGTGACGCTTGTAAGCGACCCGGGCGGACCTTGTGGACCTTCCGGTCCCTGCGGACCTTGCAGTCCCGGTGCGCCTGTCAAAAGGGTCACAACGAGTGGCCCGCATGTAGAGTTGCAGCTCATTGTTTTAGGAAACGGTTACGCGGGCCTCGATCAACCGGATGTCCCAGCCGTCAGGACGCTGGACATTTACGGTCAACTGAGCCCCAAATTGGGCAGAAAACAGTGCGGTCTGTGCGTTGGTCAACCGTAAGGAAACTACATCCGGCACCGGGCGCACGATACTTGGGGTCGTCATCGATGCACCAGCAGCGGTCTTAAGCGTCACGCCGACAAACCAGTCGGTGAGGTCGGTGTACGCCGAGCACGGGCCGTCCTGCTGCAACTGGAAAGAAAAGTCCCAGTCAGTCCCACGCTGGATTGTTGAGCTTGTCTGGACGGCGACCATTACACTCTGGGGGTTCGGGACAAGTAATTTTGTGCCGAGTCGCAGCACCCGCTTACCTGCTCGGCTCCATCCGGCCACGCACGAGCGGCAATCTCGTCATTTCGGCTTGGAAGCTTGCCAAGCGGGCAGTCTGGGCGGTCTTGCAGGATGGTCCACCGCCCAGGACACCCGCCGTACTGGTCGCAATTTAAACACACTGCTGCGCGTTTGTCAGCTAGCCATTGCGGAATCATGCGGCAGTGAATGCGTAGTTGAGCGTGCCGGTGCCCACGGGAGTCGTCAGTTCAAAGTCGTCCGGTTTGTAGTAAGTGATCACTTCGCCGGGACCGATGCGGTCAAACCACCCAATAGCAAGTGTCTGCGCCATGTCATCGATGATTCGCACAAAGCCCTTGGTGACGCCAATCGATACCGTCCAAACTCCAAACCCGCACTCATAAAACGGATCGCTGCTGTTCTCCGGCTTGAACATGCCGGACGGAAAAACAGCAAACTGGTCCAGTACCGAATCAAAAACGGCAGCCGTTGCCACTGGTGTGCCCTCCAGATTTACCGTCAGCGGGTAACCGTTGTTCGTCTGAATAAAGGTGGTCAGGAAAAAACGCTCGTAGCCTTCCAGTCCGTTGCGACGGGCAAAAAACCCGTCGTAGCCCTGCCCGCATCGCATCCCTCGGCGCGTGTACGGCGGGCCGACATCCGGGTAGGTCTGGGTTCCGCTGATTGTCACCTGTAACCCAAACTCATCCAAATATGAGATCTCCGCTGAGATGCTCATTCCGGTTAAATTGAAACTGTGCCGCCATTCGTAACAGTTCACGGCGCAGGAGTGGACCAGTCTAACAGGCAGGGGTTCGGAACCGGCTGGGTGCAGACATTGTCGATTTGCGTGATGGCAGGTGGACTTCCTGTCACCGTCACGGTAGCCAGCAAGATGTACTGCATCGTGCTTGTATTTGCCAGCAGGTCATTGCTTTGCAAGATGGTGATTGCGTCAGCGTCAGGACCGATTACAAGGTTGACGGTGTCCCAATAAATGGCCGCGTAAATGTACGAGCTGCCGGATAGCTCAAGGATGAACGGCGGGTTGCCAATGCCCATTCCCTCCGGCCAACGGTTCGCAATCTGGTTCTGTGCCACTTCGACTTTTAACACCTCGCCCTCGCTGGCATCGGTCACCTCAAAATACTGGCACCCCGCGCCTTGAGACGCTGCGCCGCCAGAGCCCGTGCTTTGGGAAGTAATGGTAATTGTCGTGCCTCCAATTGACCGCGAAAATGTGCCACCAACTACGCTCGTGAGTTGCGCCGCTTTGACCATGTCGATCAAAGCGTTAAACGAGCTTGGCGGAATCGGTTGCCCGCGTTGTGCGTAGGGAGGGATCATTTAGTAAAGAATCGCGTTCCAAGCCGTTCCTGCCGGACTGCTTTGGTATTCGTAGGTCGTGCGGAAAAACGAGCCTTCCTGTTGCGAGCGCACACCAGACAGAATAAAATTACAGCCTTCTGCGACTTGGAAACCTGCTGGCCAATCCCCCCAAGCGTCAATTTTGCCCAGGTTCGTCATGTCAGGCGCACCTTCTTCAAGGACCGTCACGCGAGCGGTGACGCGGCCCACATAATAGCTTTCCATTCCGGCTTTTATAAAACCGTAGAACACCTGAAAACTGGCATCCTCTTCGGTCGCAGGCTGCCACAAATTTGTTGGGTTTTCAGTCGTCGCTCCTGTGCCTTTACCTGCCAAATAAGGGTCCGTCGGATTGCGTTTGTAAACCGTCCAGAGCTTTTTGATGTTCTCTGGGATTTCAAAATCCCCTCCAGCGTTAAAATTAGGGTTTGTTTCCAGCGGCTCGGTTCCGATCGAACCGTCAAAAGCAAACTGCGGTTCGCCCTGCTCGATAAGGAACTCTTCCACCAGCGTGTACACCGCATCTGTGTGATCCTCCCGGTAGCTGCGAGCATCCGGGTTTTTGGTAATCGGCCCATCAAGACTCTGCCTCGTGATCGTCTGCATCACGCAGCGATCCACGCCCATCGACTCTTCGACTTTTACTTCTGTTGCCATGTTAGATCACTCCAAGTTGCGGCGTCACATCGCCAATAAAACCGTTAGTCGCGGCTCCTGCTGCGGAGCGCAAAAAGCTGTCAATTGAGTTCGCGATGCGTTGCTGCACGGCAAGCTGTTCGCGTTGCACCACAACGGCATCATCGCCGCCCCAGATTGCGCCGCCAAACGCGCCCACTTTGGACGCGCTGGAAGTAATCATTGGTTCCATGGCATTGCTGACTGACTTTTGAATGTAGCCCGCACCAGAATCTCCCAGTTCTGGTGGTGGCAGGTTTTTGCGCGTTTCTGCGCGCTTGGTTTCAATGTCAGCAAGTACTTCGTCAAAAACGCCGGTTCCTTCCGAGGGGGCAACTGCTCTAATTGTTTTGATGATGTTGCCGATAAACCCAAAGCCTGCCATGCCAGCAATATTTGACGCTATGTCCTGTCCAGTGTTTTTAGGAAGCAGCTCTTTTGTTTTGCTGTAAAACGCGTCCAGTTTTTGCAAGTACCGATCCAAAAGCTCAAAGGAAACCGCAAGCCCATTTCCAAGACTCATGCCTGCACTGGTCAAATCCAGTTTTTCCAGCCGATCCACCAGTTGGATCATTTGCGGAGCGGTATTTGCTGCAAGGCCAATGAAGAATCCACGGATTTTGACACCAGCAATGTTCATAGCGTCTGCCGTCCTGGCAAACACGCCTGCGTTTTCGAGCATCACCGCTGATTGTTTACCAAGTGCATTTTGAACGCCTTCCATGCCAAAATCGGAAAACAGCGTCAGTAGTTTGCCACCGCTTTTTCCGAACACTTCCATGGCCATGGCAGCCTTTTGAGTCGGGTTCTGAATCTCGTTGATGGCTTTTCCTACCTTTTTAAGCTGTTCATCCGCAGAAAGTCCTTGGATTTCAGCAATATTGACGCCCATCAACGCAAACTTCTGAGCGGCTTCGGCGCTGCCGGAAGCGGCTTCGGCAATCGAGCGTTGCAACTTGGCAAGCGCAGGTTGCACATCATTTGCCTGCATTCCGGCAAGTTCAAACGCGAATTGAAGCTCCATCAATTTGTCGACGGCAACTCCAGTTTGTGCGCTGGCGTCGGCCAAATTGCCACCGTAGTCGAGAGCTTTGTAAAACTCGCGAGCTGCCAGCGAAAGCGTGCCCATGACGCTAACGCCGCCAATCACTTGTTGAACAACACTCCCAAGCCCAGCCATCGCCGTGCGAGCCCGGTTGATGCCTGCAACAAAGCCGCTTGTGTCTGCCCCGATCTGGATGTTGTTTGCCATGGTTTATCTCCCGAAAATCTGTTGGCGCGTAAACACGCCGTTTGCGATCGCCGCAGTCAGTTGCGATCTCATGTTGTTGGCTGCCCGAAAATACGCCTGGTCAAGGAACCGTTGAATGCGCCGAGAATCACTGTGGCGGTTCGGGTTGCGCGCCTTAAACTCTACCGTGTTGCCGCTGACCACGACTTGACTGCTTCCGTTGTTGCGTGACGACCACCGAGTGATCCATTCAGGCACCCCGCGCACCGACAGTGCTCTTGCCGCAGTCACCCAGCCTGCCGCAGTTGCGCCGATAGTTTTTTCCAGAAGCGCAAAAACACGCTTGCGGGTCTCGACAGTCACAAAATGCTTCGGCCCGTTCTGCGGGTACTTTTTGCTGGGTTTTTGATTTTGCTTAATAAACCGCACCACTGACTCAGGAGAAGCTTCCAATTGCTGTTGTATCAGTCTGTATTGGTTGCGCCGGTCTTGGTTGCGAGTGCGTTCCAACCCTCTGGCAATGCTTTCGGCGTTGCGTGCGGTCAGAGCCAATTTAAGACTGCCACGAATGGCGCGTTTTGAAGCGGAAAAACCTTTGGCATAGGAACGATTGGCCATTGGCGGCGTGTAGGCGATCGCCCATTTCACCAGCCGTCCAGCCTCACGCCGCACCACCTGTTCCGAGGTCAACCGGCTAATTTGAATCGTCCGTTGCAGGTAACGGTTAAACCGTGCCTCGTTCGTCCCAAAATCTGTGGTCACTCGGATCGCATCACTCATCGTCCTCGTCCTCCGGTTGCTGTGGCGACAAAAACAGGCTTTCCAGCGCCTTTTCTTTGCGCCGAATAGTCCATGCCCCGTTGCCCCAAATCGCGGCGTGGTAGACGCGCACAAGCATTGCAAGTGGTGCTTTGCGTTGAATGTAGTCGTGCGCCCATCCTGTTTCACGCGCCAGTACTAGGAGGAATGACTCTTCCCAGCCTGGCGCTGTTAGTTTTTTGGCTGGTCAGTCCTTCCTCCCGGTTGCGGTATGACTTCCACGCGGCCCGTTTCCACGGCTTCAGCCTGCGCTCGGCACCATTCAGCAACTGGCTTTGCCAATGCCAGCGGAAACGCCCGTGAAAACGCTTTGATGGCGGCGGTTGCGGTTTTGTCGGAAATCGCCTGTTCCACTTCTTCCGGTTCGCGGCTCTGCATCCACGCAACAGCCACCACCTGTTCCTGATCGCTCATTCCGCCCAAGCCGAGCTCCATGATAGCCATTTGCGTGGTCAGCGTCCACGGACGCAACTCCAACGGCCCGATCACCGTGTTCTTTAAAAAAAACGGGTTCATGCGAATCGGGCTGCAAACTCTTGTTTCAGCCACTCTGGACTGTCTGGATACACGATTCCAAAGGCCCGCCCATCCTTGCGACTGATGCCCACAGCGGACGACCGTGCAAACCGTTTCAGATCGCGTGCGTTATCACGGTAGCCACGCATCCACGAAATGTCTGAGTCGGGATGCGCCTTGCACCAATCGAGGTCTTCAAATCGTTTGCGGAACTCGTCAAAATCGATCGGTTCCCCGTCAATTTTGGCGAGCACATCGCAGTTGACGATCCACCGCACATGCGGCTTGCCGGTTTCGTCAACGAAGTGCTGAAAGCCACCACGCTCGACGAGTGCGCCGCCTGAGGTCAACCAGGCGGCGATGATGTCTGTGTTAAAGCTCTTTCCGGGAGCTTCTGAGTCCTCAATTAATCGGAGGCGCATAATTTAGTTGCTAGGTTGCGTTTACATAGACCGTGCCGGTCGCGGACCAGCCACGGTAATCGTCGTTTTTTGAGTCGAGCGTCACATTCGTCCAGTAGCCTTTGCCAAACACGCCGGTCACGCCGGTGACTGTGTCAGCCACATCAAAAGGGCAGGTGTCGCCTTTGCCTTTGACGCTGATGGAGTAGGAAGTGTCGTAAGTCTTGGCCTCGGAGTGCTGTCCAAGCGAGTTGATGAGCTGTTTGAACTCACCCTTCATTTCAAGGTCAACCGATTCAACAATTGAGCCCGCAGCCGATACAATGGAGATGCCGAAAGTTGCCATGGTTTATTCAAAAAGGGTGTAGGTTGCTTCGGCGGTCGAGAAATCGTCGTTGGTTTGCGAGACCTTGGAACCCGTGAGCTTTGCGCCGGTAAAGTTGCCTTCAGGCACTGCCAGCAAAGAGGCTTCTCCCTTGGTTTTCACCGTGGTCGTGGTTGTGCTGCGCGGCTTTGGCTGCACCACTACCGTTTGCCCATCGGCATCGCGAATGGTTGCAAGTTCAACGGCAGTTTCTTGCGACGACTCTTGCAGGTACCCGCTTGGTGCGTTTACCCCGAAATCTATTGCTCCAAATGATACAGGCATGATGTGTTATGGTTTAGGGCCGTAGCCCACGATGTAGGGCATGGAGGTGCGCCAATGGCGTTCCTCGCGGAGATTGTCGGTGGACTGTGCGACCACCCCGTAGAGTTGGACTGCGTCCGAAACGAGCACCAGAGAGCGCATTGTGGCGTCTACTTCGGCTGCAAAAGCGGCCTGCTCGGCCTTGGTGTAGTCGTCAGCCTGCGAGATCACATTGAGCGTCAGCGTGCCACGCTGAAGCGGACTGCCCACGACGATGTCGCTTTGCAATTCCATCAGCACTGACTTGCCGGGGATCGCTTGATCGTCCTGTGGTTCGCCAATGTAGACGCCAGGTAATTCCAGCGCCAGAGCGTCTTGGACTGCGGCGGAAAAGACACCGTCGATCATCGCGAGATGTCCTCCAGATAAATCTTCCACGAGACCGGATCTTCATCCCAGCTCGTGATGCGCCGCTCGGTGTCGTTCACTGTGAGCTTTGTGCCCTTTACAGGCTCAGGAAACCCAGCTTTTGCGACACGCACAAAGCCCGTAAAATGCTGTTCAAAACCGCCCATGGCTAACAGGTCAGATGTCTTTTCGGTTGCCACACAATCCGCAGTCACGCCTTGGTAGGTCACGCTATCAGCCTGCATGTAGCCGAGTGCGTCCCCGAGTGCGGTTGCGGTGATGTCGGTCCAGTCAGACATTAAATCAGGCTTTCTTTGTTGCGCTTAGGAGCTGGGCGCGGCGGCGGCTGAACATTCTGAACCACCAAAGGGCGGCCTTTTTTTCTGTCGGGACGGTTAAGCACATGAAGCGAAAGCTCTCCCTTGTCAGGACTTAGCGCCCGGAACTCGCGGACAGCGGAATCGTAATCGGTGAAGCTGGCAAGAATCTCTTGCCCCTGCAAAATAACAGTAATCGGTTTTGACATACTCGGGATGTACAAAAGGGCGGGTAGCGGAATTGCCACCCGCCCTTCAGTTTAGGGGGATGACTACTCAGCGACGATGCGGATGCCCATTTCGGTGCGACCAGCCTGGACGCCGTAGAGGACACCCATCACATAGTTCAAAGAACCGCCGAGGTTGTCGTAGAAGCGGCGGAACTGAATCGGCAAGTTCAAGCCAGGCACAACAACATCAGCCACTTCGGTGCCCATCTGTTGAGCGCCGGAAGCATCAACGCGGCGAGCAGCCATAAGGAGCGCGGATTTGTGGAAAGCGAAACCGCCCAAGCCCTGCCCGTTGGTGTCAGCGAGGTCGGACTCGTAAACATCAAACCCAGCAACGCGGGGAATGAAGCCTTCGGTTTTCTCACGGATGAAGCCGGGGAATTCTGCGCTGTTCAGGCTCTTCACCAAGCTCGCGAAGTAAGTGGGGTTGAGCACAACGGCGCGGCCTTGCTGGGGAGCGCCAGCAGCGTTCAAAGACGCACGAAGGTCAGCCAGGTCGTCTCGGTTGAAGTTGCCGGCATTGATGCCAACGCTGTTGAAATTGCTGGAAGTGACCAGATCCCACAGATCAGAGAACACTTTTTTACCGGTTGCCTGCATGGCGGGTTCGACGAAAAGCTGATTTAAGTCGATTGCGGACTTGGAACGCTCCAAATCGGTGAAGCCGTAGGGGAAACCGTAGAAGTTGGAAAGCGTGATCGTTTTGGCAACGGTCTCAACTCCTTGCGGGCTGTAGCCGTTGGACAAATCCACAGCCGTCGGACGAACGGGGTAGCGGGTCGTGACGGAAGCACCTGCGGCAGAAATGTCGGAAGAGAAATCTACCGTTATGCCATTTAATGGACTGAAAAGGTGCTGAAGTGCGGGCAATGACTCTTGGGCGATGGCAGCGAGGTTAACCCCCGCGATGGTGTTGGACATAATGTTATGTGGGTGTGGGGTTTAACTAGCTGAGTTTCAGCACAGCTTTATGCTGTGCGTAAAATGCGTTGCGGGCTTCGATCGGCAGGCTGTTATATTCTGCCCAAAGCTCGGAGACCGTTTTGGTCGCAGTGATTTGCTCGGACTGAATAGCAACGGGAGCCACGCCCAGATTGGCGACGATTGCGTTTGCTTTTGCGGCGGCGTCAGCTTCGGCGGCCTTCACGGCGTCAAGCTGCTTGGCAAGTTCGAGCTTTTCAGCGTGCGATTTGTCCAGTGCCTCAGAAAGGTCAGCGGACTGCGCTTTGAGAATGTCAAATTGAGCCACCAGCGCGCTGTGCTCGGCGCTGAGAGCGTTAAGCGCCGCCACATCTGCCTGGGCGGCAGAAAGCGCGGCCAGCGCATCGGTGAGGGTCGTAGGAAGATCCATGCACCCTTAAGAATCGGGACAAGCAAAACCCCCTCCCGGGACAACCGGAAGGGGGTCTGAATGAACCAAACAAATGAACAACGAACGACTACAGCATACTCAAAAGCGCAGCGTAGGCAAGTTCCTGATTACCGATGCCGTCAATCAAATTCGCCGCTTTTGCACGAGGAGCCAAATAAGCGGCGCCTGTCATGTACTCGTCGGCCACAAGCCGGTTGCGAAGGACATTGTCGCGGAACTGCGCGAATGAATCGTCCACTAGCTGCTGAAGGCTTGCGCGTTGAGCTGGCGTAAGGGACGGTCCCATGCCTGCGCCTTTAAGCGGGCCCGAGGTGATCGGTTCCCACTTCAGCCCTTCTTCCTCGTACATCGCGGATTGGTCAACCCACGGGATGATAGTTCCGATGCTTCCCCATGTTGAGCCGATAGAGCCGTACACTTTGTCGCAACTGACTGCGATGTTGTACGCGGCACTGCAAGCCGTGTCGTCGGAGTAGGCGACAATTGGGACTTTAAGAAACTGAATAAGGTCGGTAATCTCGGAGCACCCCGAGCAACTTCCGCCGGGAGAGTTAATCTCGAGCAGCACGCCGCGCACATTGGCTTCCATCGCGGCTTCGAGATCTTCTGCCACCCAATCGTAATCCCACGCTCCGCAACAGGCTTCGATGGCGCTGATTCCTTTGGCGAGCGTGCCCTCAATGCAGATATGCGCGATGCCTTGGCCGTCAATCTCCATCGGCTCACGCTGGGACTTTATTATCCCTTCGTATTCGTCCCCGTTTGCGCGCACCAGCCGCGCCTCCACCAGCTTGCGCACCGCTGCGTAGCCGCCGGGTGTGATGAGCCAAGGACGGTAGAAAACCTGTTCAATGACGCGTTGAAATTTCATTCGGTCGGTACGGATGTGGCGGGATTGCCGTTAGGTGTTAGAAGCCCGAACACATCGCGGGTTAACCCGCTGCGTTCGACTCGCTTTTTAATTTCAAGTTCCTCGCGCTCCACTTCGTCGAGGTGCTCTTCCAAGGTTTTGGAGCCGCTAGCAAGAATGTCTGTCATGCTGCGCATCCCGGCACGGTACGCTTCGATGGCATCGCGAGAAGCGTAGCCGGAATCGGCGGTGAGCCTTGCTGGTTCGGTGAACCGGAACTGATACGCACCGCCTCGGTCCCGATCAGTTCCCCGATATTCGGGCAGAATGCCCATTTCGACAAAACGAGCAACAGCATAGGCGCACCGACGCTTGCAGAACGCGGCCAAATAGGCGTGCCGTTCGGAAGTAATGCGGTTGACCTGCTCCAGCACGATCCGAGCAGAAGCACCACCCAGTTTGCTCATATCCCAGCCGAATTCCGGCGGCCATTGTGCGGCCAGTAGTGCGTTTCGGATCAAACGCTCTTGAAGGCGGTCCTGTGCTTCTGTTGGAATTTTGGCGTCGATTTGTTCGATCGCTTCACCGGCGTTAGCCTGTAAGTATTCGATGCGACCACCAGCCATTGGCGTGATTCGGAGGCCCGGCGCGCAGTTCGGAATGACATTGTCAGACAACGCTTGGTAAGCATCGGAAGCGTCAGCCATTCCTTGTTGGTTGGTCACCAAAAGGCCAATCTTGGCGGCCATGCGGGACGCACTCTGAATATCGTCCCCGAGGTCTTTGAGGCTCAACAGATCGCGAATTGCCGGAGCGAATGCCGAAATTCCACGCACTTGGTCCACTTCGCGCGGGTCCATTGTCAGCATGGCGGATTGCACCGGTATGTCTCGATCCTCGGAACCGTCCAATGCCTCACCGAGCACTCGGTAAGCCACGGCACGGTTGGTCTTGGAAAGGATGACACCGTTGTAAATCCGCAATCCACGATACCGGCCAGACTGCAAAATGCCGTCGTCAATCCGGCTTCCGATTTGGTGCCACGGGACTTGTTGCAACTGCGGGTAACCTGTTTGCGCCGTGGTCAAAATGGTCAGTAAATCGCCCTCGCGGTCGATTGCGGTGGATTCCAATCGTAGGCCTTCCCACCACGATTTTCCGTCGATGTACGCGATCTGGAACCAGTCGAGCAACACCGCTTCGGCTTTTTTGCCCCACTCCTTGTCTTCGCCGACAAAAATCGGTCGCATGGCCATCCCGATGGATAGCATGGACTTCTGATCGATTGCGGCATTGACTAAACCATTGTTCCAATAGAGCTTGCGAGCCGCTGAATTGAGCGTGCGCCACTCTGAAACATTAAGTTCCTTGGAGATGCTTTGAGTGTGCGTCCTCCAGTACGGCTCGCCCCATACGCCGCCCTCAATCAATCGCTGGCGACGGTAAGAGTCGTACGCGCCTTGGACCTTGGGCGTTTTAAAACCCATCAGATTTTTGAGTCGGTCGAAAAAGCTCATACAAAGAATGCTTGCGTGCGCCGAACCGGCCCGTTGATCCCCGCTGCTTTGTAATTCAAAGCCTGTTGCGCCAGCATCATCACATCGAGCGGACTCAAAGTGCCGCCCACATTGAACTGGAAGGAAGCACCGTCGATGGAGCTGGATACCAGTGAGCTTTTGCCAGCGGAGACGAGGTCAAACTTTTGGGAAACGATGGCCCGCAACTCGGCAACATCGCGGGTTAAGAATACCTGGAGCAGGAGTTTTTGGTCGGGAGCCATCTATCCAGACGGTTCGGGACAAGGAAAACCCCGGACACCGCACTCGCGGGCCGGGGTCGTATATCCCTGATCTCTTCCTCACAATTTTAGGTTGAGGTTGAGCCAGCAGACTATTCCGCTGCGGCCGGTTCGTCAACCTCCGGTGCTTCCGAAATCATATCGGGAAGGATGCCGAGAATCTGCGCTGTGAGCACATTCATTGCTTCGGCGTCCCAGAGGTGGTTCGGTCTTCCGGTCGCCGTCCACCGCAAGCGGGTCTTTTTGGTTCGCTTGTCCACTGTCGCCCGTTTGCGCTCCGAGTTGAGATGCCGCACATACTCTGGTGGCGCATCCTGCGGGAACTCCCAAACCGGTGAGCCTGTGTTGCGAAGGTTGGCTAAAATGTCTTTGATGGGGTCGGAAGCCCAATAAAAGAAGGTCACGAACACCCGCTTTCCGGCAGCGTCTCGGGTGGTCGGTGCCACCACGCGATCCGGTGCCGAGTAGTACCGGCGCACGGGTTTGCCATCCGGCCCTCTGACGGTAAAATGATCCTCCGCGCGTCCAACTAATGCGGTCCAGCCGTATTTCGCGCAGGTATCGTAAACCCGCCCATGAAAGCTGTTCCCAGCGTCCAGCAGCGTCCTTTTGTCTGGGACTTTGAGCCGCGTCTGGATTTCGCGAATCTGGTCGACGGTCAAAATCTTGCCCGCCCAGAGTAGCCGACTGTGCCCGTTTTTGAGCCACACCCGCACGATGCCCCAATAGTGGTCCTGCTGACAATCCACCGTGAACACCCTGGCTGCCTCGTCTGGCATCGGGCGCCCGTCCTGCCATTCGTTCACCCAATACTCGGAGGCTTCGAGTTCCAGCGCTGGTAATTCTTCCTCTTGCTTCCACGGCTCGGCCAACCGCTGCATCCTAAAATCTTTTGTCGGCTGAAGCACCCCAAGGTGTCGAGCGTCCGAGGCTTGGCACCATTGGATAACTAGGTCGGCCCAGCGGATCCAATAAACCGATTGAGCCGAAACGCGCCGGGAGCGGTAGCCCTCGACATGGTCGTTACCCTCTGATCTCCATTCGCTTCGTTGAGTCAGCGCCCGCCGGGCTGCGGTCGTGTCAGGAGTTTGGTGCCCACAATGCGGGCACTCGTGCCGAACCGTTTTCACAAGCGCGCCCCAGTTCCATTCGCCGTTTTCGTTCTTGGCCTCGTCGTATTTGATGTCAGTCCACGCCGGTTTTACCCACTCTTCGCACCCCGGGCACCTATGGCACCACTGGAACTCTTCGCCGGACCTCCACTCCTCGGTGAGTTGGTGCGGTTCCTCGAAGCTCTGAGAGGTCAGGAGCGCGTAACCATTCCAACGGTCGTGAAGGCGTTTTTTGAACTGGGTGATGAGGTCGCTGTACTGCCAGCACTCGTCAAGAAACAACACCTGCACGGATTTTTCCTGCGCGTTGCTGGTGTTGGCACCGCCCAGCATCAGCGGCATATGAGGGAAATAAATCCCATCTTTTTTGACATGGTGCCGGTTGCTTGGCATCAGTCCCCGTAGCGGTTCGCATGCGTTAATCACCGGCTTAAGCCGCGTCTCCATCCACTCTGCCGAGGTCGCATCGGTCTGGGTAATACTGAGCATCGGCCCAGGTTGTTGAGCCACTGCCCAGCAAACGAGGGCTTCCAACGCGGTCGATTTGCCTGCCCCAGTACAGGCTTGCACAAAGGTTTGCCGACAAGTTGGGTCGGCAAAGTCGTGAAATACCGCGTTCCACCATGGCGCGGTGTGCCGGTCGAAGTGCGTCGAGCGAGAACTGTGCGGAAACCGTACATTTTGCTCCATCCAGTCGAGAGGGTCGCCGGTGTAGGCGAGCCGAACGCCGGCACAGCAGCCTTGAAGAAACGGCGTCATAACCCAGCAAAGCCCTCCCGAGCGTTTGCTTTCAAAAGCTCAATCCGGCTTTTGAGCTTTGGCTGGATTTCGGCCTCGGTAAGCCCAGCCAGTTGCCCAGGCAGGTCGCCAACCAGCGCGTCAAGTTCCGAGCACCAGACGGAGACAACCCGGGTGCCGAGTTCGCGCATCTCGGCGGCCAGTACCAACTCGCCCTTTTCGCGTTTGATGATCAGATCCAGCCGCTCGATCTCCTTTTGCAGCTTGGCAGTTCTGGCCTCTTTGTAATCAACCGGCGGCGCGGCAGTCTTTGCCGGTTTTGGTTCGTCAGGCTTCGGTTTTGCCAGCGGTGGCTCTACAACTCGGTCGGCTGTATAGGCCTTCCGCCATGCTTCTTGCTCCTCTGTAGACCAGTTTCGGTCAAAGCCTTTTTTCTCCCAAAACTGCACCGCAGATGGATTTACGCCGAAATGTTTGGCGACTTGGCTATACGATGACCGTTTATTCTGATTTGCCACGCATCAGTAGTAGACCAAGCAAGATTTGCCGGTCAATACCCTACTTAAACAGTGTACAATAGGAACTTTTTGCCGATTGCACAAAAAAGGGGCACGCGTCTCTGCCCTCA